ATCCATTAACGTTGAGAATGACGGTTTGCATTTTAATGTAAACCATAAAAATCATGGAATGTATTTTGCAGACAACCAGGTTACAATCTCCGGAGTATCTGGTGACGTTAGACCAACTACATTGTCAGTTCAATATGATGCAGGATCAACTGGAGGAATCACGGTTGGATCCGCAACATCATTTACTACTTTTGAAAACGTTGGTGTCGGAACTACTAATGTTGGATATCTACTAATTGGTAATGAAATTATTCAGTACACTAATGTCTCAGGCAATACAATTGGTGGTGATATTATAAGAGGATCCAATTCTAAGACATATCCTGTTGGAACACCTGTTCACAAGTATGAACTTGGTGGAGTCAGTCTTAATAGAATCAACAGAACACATGATTTAAATAATGTAACAGAATCGGATCCATTTACATTTGATTCTTACAAGATAAAACTTGATACAAGTTCTGCTACAGGAACCGATAGAAGCACTGATACTGGACATCCAAAACTTTATATTGGTCAGACAAAGACAACTGGAGGATACCATGTAAGAGCTACTCAAAACATGCCGTTTGAAATTATTACACCAAACGTCCAGAATCTTACAGTTTCTGGAACATCAATAACTGGTGAAATAAGAACCGTTTCCAGTAAGAGTTTTAGTGGTAACGAAATTCCATTTATTGATAAAGGATTTGAGCAAATCACTATAAATCAAAAAAATTATTTTGATTCTCCAAGAATGATTGCATCTAAAGTAAATGAAGATGCTAAGTTGGCAAATATTGCTGGAAATAAATCCATGAATATGAGATTGTTCCTCAATACAACTGATACTAGAATCAGTCCTGTTATTGACTCCCAAAGAGTTAGTGCGATTCTCACATCAAATAGAGTCAATAATATTATCACTGATTATGCAGCAGACTCTAGAGTTAATAGCATAATTGAAGATCCTACAGGATGTCAATATATTTCCAAAGAAATTGTACTGGAAAATCCAGCATCTTCTATCAAGATTATTTTTTCTGGACATTTAACGGAAGTGAATGATATTAGAGCATTCTATTGCGTGAATAATAATCCAGGTCTTGAACCAATATTTACACCATTCCCTGGATATTCAAACATCAACTCTAGAGGGCAAATTATTGCACCTGAAAATAGTAATGGAGAATCTGACACTTACATAGTTAAGTCCAACACTTATGCGTTTAGTAGCAGAGATGCAGGTTACAGAGAATACACGTTTACTGTTGATCAACTTCCATCATTTAGAACGTATAGAATCAAGTTAAACCTGACTTCAACAAATCAATGCTTTGTCCCAAGAGTCAAAGATCTTAGAGTTATTGCATTAGCATAATATGGATTTTTATGGATTAGAAGGTCATAAGGATCTCGCAAGAGATCCTGAAACCAACGCAGTTGTCAATGTTAACACTTTAGAGTATCAAGAGTACCTTTCGAGACGTAACACCAAAGTTGAAAAGAATCAAAAGGTACAAACAATTGAGCAAGAAGTTGCTAACATGAAAAGTGACATTGATGAGATTAAATCTCTACTAAAGGAGTTGTTACGTGGACCCAGATAAAATTGAACTTAAAAATTTATCAAAAAGTTTTGCATATACTAAACTTGCTTCTGAGATAGATAGTTGTAATGATAAAGATGTTTTGAGAAATATTGCAAAATCATTTTGCAAATTATATTATAAACAACAAGAAACCATGCAGGTTATAGGTATTCCAAATGGCAACTAAAACAATTACATTTGATCCCACTTCAGGTGTTCCATATGGAGTTAACTTAACGATATACGGTGGAACAGATTTTTCTGCTACATTTAATGTAAAAACTACATCGAGTTCTGCATTTGATTTAACAAGTTATACTGGATCTGCAGCAATTTCAAAAAGTGTTGCAGTTGGAGCCACTCTTGGAATCACAACATCATTTACAGTTGGATTCACAAGTGCTTTTGACGGTACAATGAATCTTTCTTTAACGGATACTCAAACTAGAAATCTGACAGAGGGCAGATATGTTTATGATGTATTAGTTACTCTTGGATCAACAACATATCCATTGGCTCGTGGAAATGTTTATGTTTACAATCCAGTTTCTTCTTGACCCTAAATACATTTAGGAAACTTGTGAATAAATGGCACAACCAGCAAGTAGAACAGATTTAATCAACTATTGCAAAAGGCAACTGGGTGCTCCAGTGCTTGAGATTAATGTTGCCGATGAGCAAATGGATGATCTGGTTGATGACGCATTACAATATTTTCACGAAAGACATTTTGACGGTGTAGTACAAACTTTTCTAAAATATAAAATAACACAAGAAGATATTGATAGAGGAAGGTCAAGAGGAAATAATAAAGCAGTTGGAATTGTAACTACAACCGCATCATCCACAATTGATGGTTCTTCAGTAACATTTTCTTTTGAAGAAAATAGCAACTATCTTCAAGTTCCTCCATCAATCACTGGAATCAATAAAATATACAAGTTTGATGGAACAAACACTGTAACAAACAATATGTTTAGTGTTAAATATCAAATGTTTTTAAATGACATATACTATTGGGGATCTACTGAGATCTTAACATATGCTATGACCAGAACATTTCTTGAAGATATGGATTTTCTGCTAAACACTGAAAAAATGATCAGATTTAATAAAAGGCAGGATAGATTATATCTGGATATTGATTGGGGATCAGTTGTAAAAGATGATTATATAATTATTGATTGCTATAGACTTCTTGATCCAAATGATTTTTCAAGAGTTTGGAATGACTCTTTTCTCAAGAAATATTTGACAGCACTTGTAAAAAGACAGTGGGGACAAAACTTAATCAAGTTTCAAGGAGTCAAACTTCCTGGAGGAATAGAACTTAATGGAAGGCAAATATATGATGATGCAGAGAAAGATTTGGAAATTATCAGAGAACAAATGTCTAATACATATGAACTTCCCCCATTAGACATGATAGGTTGATCTCATGCTAAATCCATTTTTTACTCAGGGTACAAAAGGTGAGCAAAATCTTGTTCAGGATTTAATTAATGAACAACTGAGAATGTATGGTGTTGAGGTTTTTTATCTTCCCAGAAAATATTTAACAGAAAATACCGTTATAAGAGAGGTGGTGCAATCGAAATTTGATATGGCATTACCTCTTGAGGCATATGTTAACAATTTTGATCAATATGAGGGAGCAGGTGCTTTATTATCAAAATTCGGTGTTCAAGTAAATGAAGAAATAAGACTCACAATATCAAAAGAGAGATTTGAAAATTATATAACTCCTCTGATTGAAGATCAATCAAACATAAAATTATCAACTAGACCAAAAGGTGGAGATCTTATCTGGTTTCCTCTCGATGATAGAATCTATGAAATAAAAGATGTTGAGAGGGCAAGACCATATTATCAACTTCAAAGTCTTTATGTATATGAACTTTCTTGCGAACTCTTCCGTCTTGAAGATGAGGTTATTGCAACTGGAGTTTTAGATATTGATAATAATCTTATTGGAGAGGATGGTGATTATGATGGACTTTCTGCGGATGGAATAAACAGCATTCAGGGGCAAACACAAACCCTTACTCTTGTTGGTTCTGGAGTGACTGCAACTGCTACGGCAGCTATCTTTGATGGTGGTGTTAGATTCTTTACTGTTACTAATAGAGGAGGTGGATACAGTAGTGTTCCTACAGTTGGAGTCTCTTCTGCACCTACAGGTGGAACGACTGCCATTGGTATTGCTACTATGATTGGTGGAATTAATGTATGCAATCTTAATGCAAATCAAAGTTTACAATCAGTTCAAGCAGTTAATGTAGCTCTTTCTGGATCTGGATATACTTCTGCACCCGGTGTTAGATTTATTGGTGGAGGAGAAGGTGGAGCAGGTGCAGCAGCAACAGCAACTATTGGAGATGGTGTTGTTGGTATCATTACAATTACCTCCGGTGGTGGAGGATACACAGTAACACCAACAATTACATTTACAAATGAAATATTTGAAAGTGGAGTTACAACAGTTTCAGCTGCTGCAACTGCAGTTGTTAGTGCTGCAGGAACAATCTCTGCAATCTATTTGACAAATACTGGTGCTGGATACTCTGTAGCACCAACAGTTGTTGTTGCGAATCCATTAAGTTCTGGATCTGGAACTTTCCAGTTCAACGAGATTGTAACAGGATCTTCTAGTGGAACAACCGCAAGAGTTAGAGTTTGGAACTCTACAACCAATGTTCTGGAAGTTGCAACCGTATCTGGAGAGTTTGCTGTCGGTGAAAACATTGTTGGATCTACATCGGGGGCATCGTATTCATTAAGAACAGTTGATGTTAATCCCGCAGATGATGGATTTGCAGATAACATTAATATTGAAACAGAAGCAGATGCAATTATAGATTTCTCCGAACAGAACCCATTCGGTATGCCCTAAATAAAAATATCTTAAAATAAAGATATTGTAGGACTTAGAAATGTTTGAGTATTTTTACAACGAAATTTTGAGGAGAACCATTATATCTTTTGGCACACTCTTCAATAATATTTCAATTAAACATCAGGACTCTTCCGACAACGTTGTTAGTGTTGTAAAAGTTCCTCTTGCATATGGTCCTACTCAAAAGTTTTTGGCAAGAGTTAATCAATCTCCAGATCTGAACAAACCTTTTGCCGTTACTTTACCCAGAATGTCCTTTGAATTTATTGGGTTGACTTATGATCCAAGCAGAAAAGTAACCGCAACATCATCTTTTACTGTAAAAGATCCTAACGACGGAACTGAGTCAAAAAAATCATATATGCCAGTTCCCTATAATATGCAGTTTGAGTTATCCATCATGAGTAAACTCAATGATGATGCACTTCAAATTGTTGAACAAATTTTACCATATTTCCAACCAGCATATAACTTAACCGTTGAACTGGTGGAGGCAATTCAAGAAAAAAGAGACATTCCAATCGTGTTAGAAAATATCACGATGCAGGATGATTATGAAGGAGATTTTACTCAAAGAAGAGTTCTCCTTTACACTTTAAGGTTTACTGCAAAAACATATCTGTTTGGTCCTACAAGCAGTGCTACCAAAGACATTATCAAAAAGGCTACTGTCAGTTATCTTACTGGAACAGATATTACAAATACTACAAGAGAAGTATCTTACTCTTCAGAACCAAGAGCAATTAAGTCTTATACTGGAGATCCGGTAACAACACTGGCAAAAGATATATCAAAAACAACAACTATCTTTGAAGTTGCTGATGCCAGTGGTCTTACTGCAAAAACATATATTGATCTTAATGGAGAAGAGTTGTTTATCAAGTCTATTTCTGGTAATAAACTTACAGTTCTTAGAGGAGCAGATAATACAACCATTACAGATCACCTTAATGGTGAACCAATTTACACTATTACTGCAGCAGATGATGCTCTTATCCCAGAAGGAGATGACTTTGGATTTAGTGGTTCGTTATGATGAAAATGACAAAAAGTTTTGATGAGTTAAATGAAACTTTCAACACTTCGGATGATATTGTTCATCCAGAAGTTGTGGAAAAGAAAATTGATAAAATAAAAGATTCTGTTGATGATATTAGGAAAGATTATGATTACACTAGAGGAAACTTGTATTCCCTTATAGAAAAAGGTCAGGAAGCAATTAATGGTATTCTCGAACTTGCACAAGAAAGTGAAATGCCAAGAGCATATGAAGTTGCTGGACAGTTAATTAAAAATGTTGCAGATGCAACAGATAAACTTTTAGATCTTCAGAAAAAACTAAAAGATGTTGAAGAAGAAAAGCAAGTCCGTGGCCCATCAACAGTTAACAATGCATTATTTGTTGGTTCTACAGCAGAACTTGCTAAAATGTTAAAGGATGGACTAAAGGAAGATCCTAAATAATATGAAAGGGAGAGAAATCCCGAAGTACTAAGGTTACTAATAAAATGTCTAAGGATTTACCTTCCGTTGAGGACTTTGCTGAAGATAACAGCAACTTGCCATCAATTAATGATTATCTCACAGAAGAGAATGCAGAGGATCTCCCTTCTGTTGAAGATTACATTGAGAAAGAAGAAAAGATATTAACTGAAGCAACACAAACTATACAAGATGCAAATGGAGAAACTTTTGCAGAAGTAAAAGATGTTGTTCCTCCATGGCCAGAATTGATCAGGATGATCAATAATATCAGGGAGGAAATTCCTGATATTCCAGAAATTAAATATTACGACAAAGAACTTGAGGAACTTTCTGAACAAATTAGCAGTCTTCCGGAAGTTAGATATTATGATAGAGAAGTAGAAGCAATATGTGATCAGATTGATCTTATTAGAGAACAGGTTAAGGATTTACCAGAAGTAAAATATTATGATGAGCAAGTTGATGCTATTGAAGATAGAATTGATAATCTTCAAACTGAAGTAGCAAATCTCCCAGAAGTCAAGTATTACGACTCTGAGATTGAAGCAATCTGCGAAGCTATTGATGTTGTAAAAGCATCTATCCCCAAGTTTCCAAGTTGGGTAAATGAAGTAAACGAAGTTCCAGATTTTTCTTGGATTGGTAAAACTTTTAGTGTTATTGATGATGATTTTATAAAAGTCAATGACACCATTGAAAGTCTGAGAGAAAGTGTAAGAATTGATCTTAAGAAAATTTCAGAAGATAATGAGGTTTCAAATTTTGAAAATAAAATTCAATTTGGAACTGAAGTAAAAGATCTTGATAAAAAATTAGGAGAAGAAAAGGATAAAATCTGGAAAGAACTCCGTGACTCTTCCATGAAAATATGGGAGTATCACAGAGAGTTTAAAGATGATGATCGTAAGTTAAAAAAACAAATTCTTGGTGAATATAATAAGTTAAAGCAAACCATCAAGGATGAACTAAAAGAAGCAACAGAAGAAAGTGTTAAAACTGACGAACTTCTTTTAAAATACTTCACTGATTTAAGGGAAGAAGTTACAAATCTTCCTGAGGTAAAATATTACGATGATGATATTCGTCATGTAAAAACTGATATTAAAGAACTGTTTGATCTGGTTAAAACAATCAGAACAGAGCAGAAAGAACTTCAAGATATTCAACAAGATATTCAAGAAGGTTTACTTAATGAACCCCCATCAACACCGGAATCTGTAGATGGTCAAAGAGATCCATTAACTCCAATGGATCAAAAGTTTGCTACACTTGATGACCTTTCAAGTCATTACAGATTATTCATCAATAGAGTTCAGCAACAGATTGCTACTATTGGTGGTGGTGGTGCTGGATTTATCAAAGATCTTGATGATGTTACTTTTGACCAAACTACAGGAACAAATAAGTTACTTATCTTTAACGGCACAAAGTGGGTTGGTATTGCAAGTACCTCATTAAGTGGATCAACGGCTCTAGTCGATTTGACAGATGTTGATACATCTAATCTTGGTGATGGTAGATTTTTACGATATGATGCTTCATCAAGTGAGTTTACTTTTGCTCCAGTTTCCGCAACTAATTTAGAACTTATTGCAGGAGACATTCAGTCCGGTATTTTAACTACTACATCAACTGATGCAGCAACTGTGATGTCAATAAGTGCATCAACTTATAGATCTGCACAATTCCAAGTTCAAGCTGTTGAAGGATCCAATTATAATATGACAACTATTAATATTATACATGATGGGTCTGACACATATATGACTGAGTATGGAACTATAAATCAACCAATTGGTATAGCAACTTTTGCTTCTGATATTAGTGGAGGATCTTTAAGATTACTTGGATATCCAGCATCTACAAATTCAACAACATTTAAAGTAGTCTTTACTGCACTGGAAGTATGAAAACCTTTAAACAATTCCAAGAGTCTTGGTCTAATAAATATAAAAAGAGTATTGACTGTTCAAATCCTAAGGGATTCTCTCAGAAAGCACACTGTGCTGGACGTAAAAAAAGAGCAGCAGGTGGACAAACTAAATCTAAACCAGTTGAATGAAAAACGGACGTTGCCCAGCAGGTCAATATTACTGCTATACCAATAAGGAATGCAAACCCATTCCTAAAGGGTTCATGGTGGATCCTGAGGGTATGCTCCGTAAAGAAAATGGTGCGACTGTTGATGAAGCAAATAAAAGTGGAGATTCTTCTCTGCGTGATTGGTTTGGTAAGAGTAAGTCATCTGACGGAAAACCTGGTTGGGTTCAACTAGGTGGAAAATATGCTGGTAAACCTTGTGCCAAGCAACCAGGTCAAACCACAAAACCAAAATGTGGATCCAGCAAAATGAAACGTGCTCTCTCCAAAGATGAGGAGGAAGCAGCATTCCGTCGTAAGAATCGTCAAGATCCAAATCCAGACAGAAAGGGGAAAGCAATTAACGTGGCAACTGAAGAGACTAAAAAAGATCATGAATATTCTATGGCACGTTCTGAGTTAAAAACTGTCAAAAATGCTGCTAAGAGATTGGAGAAGAAAATGGGCAAGAAGGGGGAAGGGAACCTTGAAGCTTGGGTTCAATCTAAAATTACAAAAGCAGCAGATTACATCGATACTGCAGCAGATTATGTGACCAATGAAGAGTTTGTAACTCTACCTCTGCAAGTTGAAGTTCCCACTAATATTAGAGACTTCAATCTTGGGTTGATGTTCCGTGAAAGTTTGGATCAAAACAGTGGTATGCTTTTCATCTTTGATGAAGTTGCAGAACAGTCTTTCCATATGAGAGAGACAAGAATTCCTCTTGATATTGCTTTCATCACAGAGGAAGGTATCATTGAAAGCATTAAAGAATTAGAACCATTTGATGAAACTGCTGTTGCTTCCGAAGGAGAGGTACTGTGTGCCCTGGAAGTAAACAGAGGTTGGTTTGCAGAAAACAATGTAGAAGTTGGTGACGAGATTGACATCGAAGAGGCAGCGGGAGAGAAAGACGCTTGCTATCATAAAGTCAAGTCACGTTACTCAGTTTGGCCAAGTGCATATGCGTCAGGAGCACTGGTCAAATGCCGTAAAGTCGGTGCAAAGAATTGGGGAAGTAAAACCAAGAAAGAAGAATTTGAAATTGAAGAAAAAATTGATTTAACCAAACAATCTTCCAAAAGAAAATCACTTGGAAGAGGTTCCAGCATTGCTCAAGGTGCGAAAAAGACTGGATATGAAAGTCCATCTGAATTT